AGTGGATTCAACACTACCTCACTGAAGAGAACAATGGCTAAGAAGAAAAGCGGTGGTATCCGCAAGGCTATCAAAGCAGCTGGACCTAATATCAGCCGCAGCGAGATGAAGTCTATCACCAAAGCTGCTGGTGGTAACGTCCGGAAGGCTATCAATCAAATCTCCAAAGCAGGTGCCAACCTAGCATCAGGCGCTGCTAACATGCTGATCAAACAGCAGCAGGAAGCACCCGCAATGCGCTACGATACTAAGGGTTCGTTTGGTACCAGTAAAATTGGTCAAGCGTTGCAGCAAATGGCTGGTAGTCCTTCAAGTCAACGCTATGTAAAAGATCAAGTAGTCGGTCAACCAGCCACTCCATCCCAAATGATGATTGGTGGTACGGTCATCCGACCTGGTGGTAAGGTGGCTGTTAAGAAACAACCCATGGGTGCTGCTCCTGCTGCTCCTGCTCCTGCTGCTCCTGCTGCTGAGACTACTGCGGAACCAACGGCTACCGGAGATGAATTCGATTATGCTTCCATGTTCGGTGACATGATGGGCATGATGCCTGATTATGGTGCCATGTTTGGTGATCTGCAAAGTCAAATGGCAGGCATGTTTGAGGATCTTAGCTCCCAATTTGATGTCAATGACCCCATCCAGCTTGCTGCTCTTGGTCAAGCATATGGTGGTGATTTGATTCGTGCACGTCAACGTCAACGTAAGACACGTGCTGACTACCTCCGCAATCAGATGAATAACATGGCTCTTGGTGGTGGTTCTGCTATCGCTCCTCTTATGATCGGTGGAGGCTTGACTCTCTAATGTCTGCTAAAGAACGTTACGATTTACTGTACGGTGATCGCACTCAATATCTAAACATTGCACGTAGAGCAGCTGAGCTTACGTTGCCCTACCTGATCCGTGATGATGAGGAGTCCTACAAGACAGCTAAACCTCTTCCTTCTCCTTGGCAGAGTGTTGGTGCTAAAGGTGTAGTCACTCTTTCTGCTAAGCTGATGCTTGCATTGCTTCCTCCACAAACAAGCTTCTTTAAGCTTCAAGTGGATGAGACGATGCTTGGTCAAGAGTACGGACCTGGTATTAAATCAGAACTTGATCTAGCATTTGCTAAGATCGAACGTACCATTATGGAATCCATTGCTGCTAGTGATGATCGTGTCGTTGTACATCAAGCACTGAAGCATCTGGTGGTTGCAGGTAATGCTCTGATTTATATGGGCAAGGAAGGTCTTCGGTTGTATCCTCTCAATCGCTATGTTGTAGACCGAGATGGCGATGGTAACGTCATTGAAATTGTAACCAAAGAACGAGTATCTAAGAAACTTCTTGAAGGCATTCTTCCAGAACCTAAGCCTAACGATGTTGCTAGAGACAAGCGTGGTGATCGTGATGAAGTAGACATCTACACACATGTTCGCCGCGATAACAATCGTTATGTCTGGCATCAAGAAGTTGATGATGTCGTTATTCCTAAGTCCTTTGGTAAGGCACCTCTTGATGCTAACCCTTGGCTAGCTCTCCGCTTTAACTCTGTTGATGGAGAGATGTATGGTCGAGGTCGTGTCGAAGAATTCATGGGAGATCTACGCTCACTTGAAGCACTCTCTCAGGCACTGGTAGAAGGCTCTGCAGCAGCCGCTAAGGTTGTCTTCGTAGTGTCACCCTCAAGCACCACTAAACCGCAGACGCTGGCCGCTGCTGGTAACGGTGCCATCGTTCAAGGAAGACCTGATGACATTGGTGTTGTTCAGGTTGGTAAAACAGCTGACTTCAGGACTGCCTATGAGATGGCTCTGCAATTGGAGCGTCGTCTTTCTGATGCTTTCCTGATCCTTAATGTTCGTCAGTCAGAACGTACTACTGCAGAAGAAGTACGGATGACTCAACTTGAACTTGAGCAACAACTTGGTGGCCTATTCAGTATGCTTACTGTTGACTTCCTTGTTCCGTATCTCAATCGTAAGTTGAATGTCTTCCAGAAGACTGGTGAGATTCCTCGTATTCCCAAAGGTATTGTCAAGCCTACTATTGTGGCTGGTATCAATGCACTTGGCAGAGGACAAGATCGAGAAAGTCTTGGCTCTTTCTTGACCACTATTGCACAAACAATGGGTCCGGAAGCTATCCAAACGTTTGTTAATCCTGAAGAGGTTATCAAGCGTCTGGCTGCTGCACAAGGTATTGATGTACTCAACCTTGTGAAGTCCATGCAGGATGTACAAGCAGAGCAACAACAAGCTATGCAAATGCAACAACAACTAGAGCTTACTAAACAAGCTGGTCAGTTGGCATCTGCTCCTGTAAATGATCCATCTAAATATCCACAACCTAATGAGCAACCAACCCAGCCGCAGTAATCGGCGTAAACCTACACAAACTGAACCTGAAAAAGAAGTCCGTACAGTAGAACATCCACCTACTGAAAAACCTGTACTTAAGGTAGAGACTCCTAAACCAAATAAGTACACACCTAAGGCTAAGATTGGTAGACCCACTCTTGGTCGTTCACCCAACTATGTAACTAAAGTTGGTCTTGGAAATCTTGAAGTAACTACTGCACATGGCAACACTGACGTATGATCCCACCCCTGCGGATCAGCCTGAGTTTAATGAAGCTGAGCAAGAAGCTCTTGCCATTGGAGAGGCTGCTGCTGCTGAACAAGAGCAGCTTCTCGCTGGTAAGTTCAAAGATGCGGAAGCTCTTGAAAAAGCTTACATTGAACTTCAATCTAAACTTGGCTCCCGTGATGAGTCTACCAGTAAAGAAGTAAAAGAAGAAGAAGCAGATCCTGAAGTAGAAGAAGAAGAAGAGGACATAAATATCCTTGATGCTCTTTGGGAAGATGCTCAAAGTGGTGAGCTTTCTGCTGAGACAAAAGAGCAGTTGTCTAAGATGAATCCTGCGGAAGTTGCTGCAGAATATCTAAAGTACCGTAAACAGGTTGAAGAAAGTCAGCCTGTTGCTGAAGACATCAGTGACTCACAAGTTGCCGAACTTCGTGGTATTGCTGGTGGTGATGATGGTTACAATGAGATGATCGCTTGGGCATCAGAAAACCTATCACCTGAAGACATCCAGCGTTATGATAATGTGATTGCTAGTGGCAACTACGATGCAATTTCATTCGCTGTACAGGCACTACAATTTAAATACACTGAAGCTATGGGCGTTGAAGGTCAACTGTTTAAAGGCAAACCTGCTGCTAGCAGTAAGGATGTCTTCCGTTCTCAAGCTGAGGTAGTTGCTGCTATGTCTGATCCTCGCTATGATCGAGATCCTGCATATCGTCAAGATGTGTTTGCTAAACTTGAACGATCTGATCTTAATTACTGATGAACGACACTAACATCTGGGCTAAGGAACCCACCATGTATATGGACCCTAACTATCTTGAATCTCATAATGAGCGTGCTGAACGTCTCAATGGTCGCCTTGCTATGCTTGGTGTCATTGCAGCCATCGGCGCTTATGCTGTAACTGGTCAACTTATCCCTGGAGTATTCTAATCATGGCTTGCGGTAAGAAAGGTCACAAAGGCGGCGGTACTAAGAAGAAGTAGTATCGCTAGATCCGTCAATACTGCGCGTGTATTGGCGGATTAGTAGGAGTAAGTAATATAAAAGTTCTTTGCTTTCTTATTATGATTCCTATTCTAACGACACTATCGGTGATCGCTAGCTGGTATGGTCCCGGCTTCAATGGGAACCTTACTGCTAACGGTGAGCGATATAATCAACATGCCCTTACTACTGCGCACAAGACACTACCATTTGGAACACGCCTTAGGGTTTGCTTCAAGAGGTGTGCCGTTGTTCGGGTGAATGATCGTGGTCCATACATTCATGGTAGGAACCTAGATCTAAGTAAAGGTGCGGCTGATGCTATCGGTCTCACTGGTTCTGGAGTTGGACGAGTCAAAGTAACACGTCTTAATTAACTACAATGGTTACTATTGCACAACCCCAAACTAAAAATCTTTGGGACGAATTCTGCGATTGGGTAACCAGTACAGATAATCGTCTTTATGTTGGGTGGTTTGGAACACTGATGATTCCGTGTCTCCTTGCAGCCACCATTTGTTTTATTGTTGCCTTCATTGCTGCCCCTCCGGTAGACATTGATGGTATTCGTGAGCCTGTTGCTGGCTCTCTTATGTATGGAAACAACATCATTTCGGGAGCCGTCGTTCCGAGCAGCAATGCCATCGGATTACACTTCTACCCAATTTGGGAAGCTAGTTCACTTGATGAATGGCTCTATAACGGCGGACCGTACCAGCTTACCGTTTTCCACTTCCTCATTGGCGTCTTTGCTTACCTGGGACGAGAGTGGGAACTTAGCTATCGACTAGGGATGCGCCCTTGGATTTGTGTTGCATACTCAGCTCCGGTGGCGGCGGCTACCGCTGTATTTCTTGTCTATCCCTTCGGACAAGGTTCCTTCTCTGATGGCATGCCTTTGGGTATCTCGGGAACTTTCAACTACATGCTGGTGTTCCAGGCTGAACATAACATCCTGATGCACCCCTTCCATATGCTTGGAGTGGCAGCTGTTTTTGGTGGGTCTCTATTTAGCGCGATGCACGGCAGCTTGGTTACGTCTAGTCTTGTTCGTGAAACGACTGAAGAAGTATCTCAGAACTATGGATACAAGTTTGGTCAAGAAGAGGAGACGTATAACATCGTTGCCGCTCATGGCTATTTTGGACGTTTGATCTTCCAGTATGCTTCGTTCAACAACTCTCGTTCGCTACACTTCTTCCTTGCTGCTTGGCCTGTTGTCGGTATCTGGTTTGCTGCCTTGGGCGTTAGCACAATGGCGTTCAACCTCAACGGTTTCAACTTCAACCAAAGTCTTATCGACTCTCAAGGGCAGGTGATCAATACCTGGGCTGATATCCTCAATCGTGCTAACCTTGGTTTTGAAGTAATGCATGAGCGTAATGCTCACAACTTCCCGCTTGACCTTGCTACACACACTGCTCCGGTGATCGGTTAATGGCTAAGCCTGGACTCTATGCAAACATCCACGCCAAGCGTAAGCGTATTGCTGCTGGTAGTGGAGAGAAGATGAGGAAGCCTGGAGCCAAAGGTGCTCCTACTGCTGCTCAATTTAAGAAAGCAGCTAAGACTGCTAAGAAGAAGTAGGTAAGTAAGCAACGTACGTTCATCCCTTAATGGGACGCATACCGCCTGAGCATGGAACGGGGCTCAGACACTTCTTTCCGAACAATGACTAAAGTCGAATTGGATGCCCGTGTACGGGAGCAGAAGACTCAACAGAAAGAGCAGAAGCTGAAGTATCGCGGCGTTGCTTACACACCTAAAACTAAATAGTTCCCCCTCCTATCTTTAATAGTGGGGCTGAAATCCACAGCAATGTGGTCGGAGGATTGATCTCCTCCGCTTTTCGATTTCGTCTAATGGTAAGACGCTGGTCTCCAAAACCAGAGATGGTGGTTCGATCCCATCAATCGGAGTTGACTATTGGCCGGTTACGACCGACACCCTTTAGTCATGACGGTCTGGAGAGACAGACAATTTTCAAGAAACTGAATGTTTCAAAAAACTTGAATGGCAATGAATACTGAAAATTCGTTGCAATTCCTAAGCGCTTAGGGAGAACGTAAACAACTCTCTCTTTTCTATTGTGGCTAACACTACCCAAACTCTGGTAGGTGCTCTTAACAAAGTTAATGACGGCTCCTACGATTCTAAATATGCAACTTACCTGAAGCTGTTTTCGGGTGAAATGATCAAAGCCTATGAATCGGCTACGATCGCTAAGGACACTGTGCAGACCCGTACCCTGCGTAACGGCAAGTCTCTGCAGTTCATTTATACTGGCCGTATGCAGGCTGGTTACCACACCCCTGGCACCCCGATCCTCGGTTCGGGTGATCCTCCGGTGGCAGAGAAGACCATCGTCTGTGATGACCTTCTGATCAGCTCTGCTTTTGTGTATGATCTTGATGAGACCCTGGCTCACTATAGCCTGCGTTCTGAGATCTCTGCTAAGATCGGTCATGCTCTGGCCGAAGCTTATGATAAGAAGATCTTCCGCACCATTGCTAAAGCTGCTCGTCAGGCTCACCCCATCACTGCTTCTCCTGGTCCTGAGCCTGGTGGTAGCGTGATCCAACTTGGTACCACCAATGAGTACAATGCTCAAGCCCTGGTGGATGCCTTCTTTGAGGCTGCTTCCATCCTGGATGAGAAGAATGTGCCCAAGCAAGGTCGTCATGCTGTGCTGTCTCCTCGTCAGTACTACGCTCTGATCAGCCAAGTTGATACCAACATCCTGAACCGTGACTATGGTAACTCTTCGGGTAACCTGACCAGCGGTGAAGGTCTCTATGAGATCGCTGGTATCAGCATCAAGCGTTCCAACAACCTGCCTTTCCTGGCTGGTACTGTGAATTCCGTGGCTGGTGAGAATAACGATTACTCCGGCGATTTCAGCACCCACTGTGGTCTGATCTATCAGCGTGATGCTGCTGGTGTGGTTGAAGCTATTGGTCCTCAAGTGCAGACCACTGGTTCTGATGTGCGTACGATGTACCAAGGCGATGTGATTGTTGGTCGTCTTGCTATGGGTGCTGATTGGCTGAACCCCGCTGCTGCTATTGAGCTGCAGTCTGCTCGTGCCTGATCATAAGTAAGGAGGCAGACAAATGGCTATTACTCCTGGCACTTCTAAAGTCGTGAAGATTCCTGCTAATCAGGTCTTCAGTTCCAGTGGTACCATTGCCTCCTACACTCTGAATCCCTGCTCTCCTCTTGAGGCAGGTCGTCAGGTTGTGGGCAATGGTGTGCTGAATCGTGCAACCAATGGCTCCTCTATTTCTGGAGCAACCGCTACGTAACTCACTTTTGGTATAAACAATGTCTATTATTGCAAACGGTAATCTCGGTTCCGTATATCAACCCGATTACTTTGAAGCACGTAAAGTCCTTTCGGCTGATCGTGCTCTGACTACTACTCCTACTGCAGCATCTGATTTTTCTTTCAATGTTGCAAAGAATGAGCGTGTGGTCTTCCGTTTCACGCTGTTCTATGATCAGGATAATTCGCTTGATGACCTGCAGTTCACCATCAAATCTACTGATGCTAATGGTAATGCTGTTGTACCTGCTTTCTATTCTGAGCATGTCAACGCTATTGTTCCCGGTGCCACTGCCTTCCTGGCTGTGACCACGACTCCGAACACTGAAGAGACTCTGACCACGACTGGTACTGGCCAGGGTATGGCTGTTATCCAAGGTGTGATTCTGGGTAACGCTAGCTCTAACTCTACTGTGAATCTGCTTCTGGCTAAGGAAAACAATACTGCAGCTAATACTACTGTCCAAGAAGGTTCTTTCCTTGAACTGCGGAGGTTCTGATTATGGCAAACATTGCCCAATCTGCTGGCGGTAATGGCGTCAGCGGCACTGGTGCTCCTGGTGCTGTTACTGGCGCTTACGGCGCTACCTATACTGATAACGGTAACCTGGCTGTGGCTGGCTCTAATGCTGTCCGTCGCTCTGTTGCCCGTACTGATGGTACTACTGATTCCAAGGTGTTCTCTATCACCTCTGGTCTCCGCACTGCCTACGCTGGTGTGGAGGTTGATTCTCCGGCGCTTGATGCTACACGCACTGGTGCCTGATTAGTTTATTGGGGTTACTTCGGTAGCCCCTTTTCTTTTAACCTACATATAACACTATTGTTATTATGCCATTTTCTACCACTGGCTCTAAGACTGAGCTGCAAGCTGTCAATCAGATCCTGGCGTCAGTTGGTCAGGCTCCAGTTACTTCGATTGATACAGAAACGATTACCGACCAAAGTGGTAATCCGGTTACCGTAGTAACCAACCCGGACGTTGCGATTGCTTACGATACTCTTGAAGAAGTATCACGAGAAGTTCAAGGAGAGGGTTGGACGTTTAACAAAGAATTTGATTATCCGTTCACCCCAGATAATAACAATGAGATCCTCTGGCCAAACAATGTGCTGCAGATGGATCTTTCAGATAACCCAAAGTATGCCACTAATTATCGCGGAAAGGATACTGTCAAACGTGATGGTAAACTGTATGATCGCATGAATCATACCTTTGAATGGGCTGAGACAATCTACTGTGATGTTGTCTGGCTTTTTACTTGGGAAGATCTGCCCTCACCCATCCAAGACTATATCACCTGTAGAGCTTCTGCAATCGTCTCTAGCAGGCTTGTAGGAGACTCTACACAGTACCAGATCCTCCAACAAAAAGAAGCTTATGCACGGGCTTTAGCGTTGGAGTATGAATGTAATCAAGGCGACTATAGTATGTTTGGTTACCCTCGTGATGGTTCATTCTATCAAAGCTATCAACCCTATAATACTTTGCAGAGATACTGATGGCAGCAGTTACACAAACTATCCCAACTTTTCTAGGTGGTGTCAGTAGGCAAGCTGATACCAAGAAACAACCTGGTCAAGTTAATGAAATTCTTAATGGTTATCCAGATCCAACCTATGGTCTACTAAAGCGTAACGGCACACAGTATCTTGGTCTTATTACTGAAGGTGCTGATGACTTTACAAATGGTTATTGGTTCTCTATTTCTAGAGATAATGACGAACGTTACATTGGTATCATTACAACAACTGGTAACATCCGTATCTGGAATACTGTACCAACAGTAACCAGTGGTGTACTTAGTCTTACTGAAGCTACCATTACCAATAAAACCGATACAGATGTCGTGTCTTATTTGACACCTCCTGTTGGTACCACTGGTATTGATGATTTCCACACATTCTCATATGTGGATCAGACCTATATCATCAATAAGAATAAGACTGTTGCAATGAATGCGAAGACAGATTACTATCTTCGTACTCGTGCTACAGTTGTTATTGGTAGTATTGATTATGACAGTGTTTACAAGATCTTTATCAACGGGACTCAGTATGACTTCACTACAGTAAGTCTGGCTGATGCTGATACACGTGGCTATCCTGTTACTTCTGATGAGATCCTGACTGGTCTGAAGGCAGACATTGATGCCTCACTTAGCGCAACATTTGATGTTACCAAGTTTGCTAACAGCCTTGAAATTGAAATCAAAGATGGTCAGACCCCATTCACTATTGAAGTAGAAGGTGGTATCCAAGGTGTCTCCCTTACCTGCTATCAAGATGATGTGGTTTCCTCTGCTCGTCTTGCTGCATATACAAAACCTGGTCGTCGTGTTAAGATTACCAATGCTGTTGATGAGCGAGCTTCTTACTACGTGAAGTTTGCTGCTACTGGTGGTACTGGTACGGTTAACTCTGGTTCTGGTTATTGGGAAGAAGCGCTAGGTTGGGACATTGATGTAGATGCTAATGGTGATCCAATTCAAACTGGTGGTAAGTATATAGCACAACTTGCTTCCAATGGGTTTGATGCTGAGACCATGCCTTATAAGCTGGTCAGTACAGGTACCAATGCATTCACTATTTCCAAAGAAACCTGGGCATCACGTTTTACAGGTAATGACTATGGTAACCCAGTACCCTCCTTTGTTGGTCGTAAGATTAAATATGGTTTGATCTATAGCAACCGTATGGTCTTTTTGACTACGGATACAATCACTATGAGTGTGGCAAAGGATCTTGAGAACTTCTTCTTTACCAGTGCTCAAACAGTCATTGCGTCTGATCCTGTGGATGTAGAGACATCAAGTACTAAGGTTAGTAACTTGTATTGTGCAGTACCTCAGGCACAAGGTCTTGTTCTATTCAGTGAGTATGAGCAGTATCTGCTGTACTCTGAAAGTGGTATTATTTCACCTAGTGATGTGATCATACGGACAATCAGTCAGTATGAATCAGATCGTAGTGTAATATCTCAAGATGTTGGTGATTTCATTGGATTCGTTTCCAAGTCATCTGGATCAACAAAATTCCTTGGTATGCAAGCACGAGGTAATCTGGCTGCTGCTGATGTAGCAGAAGTTAGTAAGGTTGTCAGTGGTTACCTGCCTATCAATCTGCAGAAGCTAATTGTTAATGTACAAGACTCTCTAGCAGCACTTTATACTGTAGGATCTAACAGTGTCTACCTGTATAAATACTACTCACCGGGTAGAGAGCAGCTTATGCAAGCTTGGTTTAAGTGGGAACTAACCAGTGAAATTCAGCACCTATTTGTCATCAACAATTATATCGTTGGTATCGTTAAAACAGGTTCTGAATATAAAGCTGTCCTTCTTGATTTGATTCAAGCACTGGATCCATCAGATGTTGATGCAACACCAGCTATCAATACAGCACGTATTGATCAAGCTTTTGTTGTTAAAGCAGGTGGTACGATCACCTATGACAGTGTAAGTGGTAAATCGACAATCCCTAAACCATATAAGCATATCACTGGTAAGACACCTATTGTTGTAACTGCACAGACTATGGAAGACGGTGCAGGTACAAATTATGACTCACTCTATCGGCTGTCTGCTACACCAAATCCTGACATCACTCATGACTTTGTACTTGAAGTTGAAGTGGATAGTAGTGGTAACTGGTTAGTGCTTGGTGATTGGACTGGTAAGGAATATGATCTTGTAGCTGGGTATGAGTTTAACTTTGAAGTAGAATTACCTCGCTATTTCTTTAGATCACAAAATACCGTTGATTGGACTGCATCATTAACTATCTCAAGGATGAAGTTTGACATTGGATATAGTGGTGATGTTAACTTCTACATCAGTCGCTATGGTTCTATTGATTGGAACTTTGTAGCAGGTGTCCAAAATGCTGGATATTATCTGGCTGATCAAAATCCTACTGTTGATCGTATCAGTTTGACTGTACCAATTTATCAAAGAAACACTAATTTTAATGTGAAAGTTAACAGTACATCACCATTCCCAGTTGCTTTGAATAGTATGTATTGGGAAGGACAATATGCACCACGTTATTATAGGAGGGCAGGGTAATGGCATTTGATCCCGTAAGTCTTGCTATTGGTCTTGGTGGCTCTCTTTTTAGTGGTATCTTTGGAGGTGCTCAACAGGCAGCACAAAATGAAGCCGCTGAACGTCAAGCACAACTCCAATATGAAGCCAACTTAGCTAACTGGAAGTTCAATAAAACATCAGCACGTCGTCAATATAAGTACGACAAGCAAACGGTTGCTATTCAACGTAACAACATTGAAAACAACCTTGCTTATGAAGAGGCAAGTGCTGATCAAAGCTGGCGTTATCAGATGCAGATCCAAGCATTTGATTATGCCAATCAGATGCGTGC